TAGGACTGACCCCAAACTGACCCCACGACAGCCCGCAAGCCTTGATATTTCGTGATAGTTTGTGGCCGCCGGAAGTAGCTCTAGTCCTTGTTTTTGCTGATCTTCCCTGACCTTGACATGGTAGGGGTCACAAGTTCGATCCTTGTACCGCCCACCAAGAGTAAACCAGCAACGGCGCGGCTTTCGGGCTTAGCGCCGTTTCTGCTTTCTAGGCCGACTGACCCCACACTGACCCCACGAAGGCGCGGAACCTTGGCCGCCAGTTCGTCTGCCAGCGCATCCAGCGCCACCCGCGCCTGTCCTAGGTAGCCGGGATCAAACTTAGCGTAAATCTCGCTTGTCCCTGCGGCCTTGTGGCCGATCTGCCCCGATACCTCCCATCCCGGCACGCCGCGACGGCGTAGCTCCGTGGCGACGGTGTGGCGCAGCACCTTGGGGATGAACCATGCAGGCAGCTTGGCCTCAGTACGCACCTTGGCCCACGCCTTTTTGATCGAGCCGATGCGCTTGCCGTGCCAGTGGACGAAATAGGCCGCGTCGCAGGCAGCCAGCTCCCGCCGCAGCATGGCGGTCAAGGGAACCACAGGGCGGTACTTCTTGGTTTGCTGCCGGCCTGCCGGGTTCAGACGGATCAAGCCCGCCTGCCAGTCCACCTGGAACGGCTGTAGCCCCAGCGCAGCGTCACCACGACACCCCGTTCCGAGCCGGATCATGCAGTAGGCCCACAGGTGCGAATCCTTCGGGATCGCGTTGAGGAACGCTGCTAGCTGGTCAAGGTTGGCCGTGTGCGGGTAGGGCTCACCGATGGGCGGCAATTCGACCCACGGCACCTGCACGATTTCCTGCCGCTTCCACGCGCGATTCAGGGCCGACTGTCCGACCCCCAGCACACGGCGGACATAGCCTTCGCTGTAGGGCTTGCCGCGATACGTCCGCGAGCGCAGCCACTTCACGAAATCCTCTTGGGCGTCCACGGTCAGGTCAGCCACCGTCTTATCGCCCCAATACTCCCGCCACAGATCCGCCGCACGCTTCGCCGTGTCCTTGCTTGGTATGTGGCTACCGTGCCGCGCGAGATAGCGCGTCAGCAGCGTTCCGATGGGTACATCTTCCGGCGCCTGGTCTTTGACCGTGGCGTTGGCGACGTACCACTCGGCTAGGGCGACTTTGGCTTGCTCAAAATCTGCTGTGCCAAGCGAAGCGCGCTGCTTGACGCCTCGTTCGTCGCGCCACGTCCGCTGCCAGTTGGCCGTGCCTTTGCGTCGTTCGAGCCAGTAGATGCCAAGCTGGAAACGTTGCATTGCTGTGCCTCAAGGTACGCGGTGATGTGGTGTTCGGTGTACTTCGGCGTGGGGCCGATCATGATGCAGCCGATCTTGCCCGCCTTGCGATAGCGGGCGAGGGTGATCGTGGAGATGCCGAGGTAGTCGGCAACCTCCGGCTCGGTGTACAGGTGCGGTAACCGCTCAGCGGCGCCCATCACTCGACCTCTTGCTCTTCATCGTCCGGCGACCAATCGTTGTCGCATCGCGGGCAGCGGACCTGCACGGGGTCGCCGCAGCCGCCGAGATAGTCGTAAACCCAGCCGTCGCCAAAGCACTCTTGGCAGCTTGGATCGCGTTTGGTGCCCATCATTCCTCCCCCAGCCACCCGGCCAGGATTTCGGCGGCGCGTTGTTTGATTGGCACCCAGTCACAAGGCCCGTCCAGCGATGACGGAAGTGCCTGCGCAATATCCCGCGTGACCGTGCGCCTATCCGGCGAGAACATCCTGCGGTACATGTCCGCCGCCTGCCGTCGATTCATGTTCACTGCCGCTTCCTCGCTCCCAAGGTGGCGAGCTATCGCCTTTAGCCATCGCCTGCGGTCGATCCTGGCGATGACGTTGCGGCTGTTGGAGACGCGGGCGTACCCGGAACGCTCAAGGGCATGAACCAACTTCTCGTTACTCATCCCTCGCCCTCCTGTGTGGCGTCGATGGCGGCTCGCGTCTCGCTATCGATCATCCCGAAGTCCACGCCATCAAAGCCGCAAGAAGGACAGTCCTCGGACTCGTTGGAAGCCGGCGTGTAACTGAAGGCGCACCGACGGCAAAAATGGCTGTGGTTGCTGTGCGGAGACGAAATATGCCGCCGCCACATTGCCGCATCCCTCTCCGCTGCCTCCATCCGCTTCGCCATGTCGGCTAGGGCGGGGGCGTGGGTGCGGCAAAAATTGAAGGCACGCAGGGCGGCGGTGGAATAGTCGACGTTGGGGCTGAATACCTCCTCAAGCTCATCCAGCAGGTTAGGCGTCATGGGTGGCTCCGGTTAGGCGCAGAAACTCCATATGCGCGTACTCCATCACGTAGGCCTCGGCGCGCTCATCACCGGGCGGATACCGGCGCGATGCGTGGCGCTGCGCTTCGTTCTCGGCCATGCGCCGGAACTCGGCCAGTTGCTCGGGCGTGAAGTCACTGACCACGGCTGTTCTCCGAAAGGTGTGCGGGAATGTCGATGGTGTTGTAGTGCGGACACTCGGAGCAGCGACGCCCGTTGTTCTCGAAATACGGGCGGTATCCGCAGCGGTCCATGTCGCAAGCCTTATCGCAACCTTCGTTGTGTTCCTCGACAAGCGCACGCCATTCGCGCAACCGCTCAACCTCCGCCTCTCGGGCCAGCAGGTGGGCTTTGATCGTGGCAAAGTCGGCATGCGCATCTGCCTGCGGCTCCCAAACACCACGGAGCCGGAACTCGGTCGCCTCCACCGCCTCCATCACCTCATCGGGCAGCATCGGGGGTGTCCTTTGTCGTTGCGTGCATGCTGAACATGCGATGGCCCGCCTGGAATCGGCAGCATGCCGGGTATTGCGGGCCGGTTAGAAAGCTGATTTCTGTGCTGCGATGTACTTCGTTGCAGACAGGACACATCCAACGGCCCGCTACCAACATTCCCGCGTTGGAGTGAGCTAGGTTGAAGCGCTGCGCTATGGCGAACAGCTCACGGGCCTTTTTTCGGCGAGCCATCTCCTGGCGCGTTTCCCGAAATAGCGATTTGAAGAACACCATTCCCGCTTCCATCACACCCCCTCCGCCCCGTTGCTGTCCTTGGGGAGGGCGGCGGTGAGCTTGTCGGCAATGTGATCAGGGTCGCAGCGTGTACCTTCCTGCCGGCGAAGCCATGCAATCACCTGCCGGATGGCCCCCACATCCACCGCCTGCTGGGTGAGGCCTTTCTCGATAGCCAGCCAGCCGAGATAAAACGTCCCAAGGTCGGTCAGCGCCTTGTCCTTGTCGCCATCGTGCAGCGACAGATATTCGTCGTAAATCTTGCGCTTCAATTCGCCAGTCATCGTCATCTGAGGCATCACGGCTTCTCCTGGTGGGTGAACTTGGCGAGGCGTTCGCGCGCCAGCGATAGGGCCGGGTCACCGCGCTCCATCACATCGACCGGGTCGCACTCACCGCCAAGCTCACGGATGCGATCACGAGCAACCTCAAGCGTGTTGACGTAGGCGCGGTACAGGCTCCGATAGCCCTCCACCAACTCCCGCACCTCCGCGGACAGGTCGGCGATGCGTTGATTTCTCACGTCCAGTTGGTTGCGGATCGTGGCTGCCGCTTCACGGAAGCCGTTGGCGTACAGCCATTGGGCGACTTCCTCGGCGCTGCCGGATTCCGAGCGTGGATCACCGGACAGGTCGGCGTGGGCGGCGTTAAAATCGTGCCGGCAGTTAAGGCAACGCTTTTCCGGGTCGCTGTTGCCACATCCGCCACACGGCGTGATGTAGGCGCGGCGGTTGTACGCCTGAATCGCCTTGCTGCCCGTCAGGTTCGGGAGGAACGAAGTGACAGCGCCGCATCCGTCGCAGAGGATGAAGGTGATGTTCTTCGCGCGAGGATCGGTCGGGTGATCCAACTGGACTTCCCCTCCGCAGAACGGGCACGGCTTAAGCTCAATCGTCATCGCCATCACTTGCGCTCCGTGGGGTGGGTGGATGCAGCCGCCAAGGTGGCAATGCGAGCCACAGTTGTTTCGCACGCCACTGACAGCGCGACAATCGTCTTGATCCGCAAGTTGATTTCCTTGCCATGCTCAATGCCGTGCAACTGCCCTTTGGAAATACCGGCCTTTGCGGCAAGGCCGCTAAGGGTCCACCGCTCACGCTTCCGGTAGGCTCGGATGTATTCGCCTAGAGGGCCGACTGCCGGCTTCATCACCCTTCCCCCTGCGGCGCGGACGGGGCGGCGGCGAGCAACGTGCGGTAATCCTGCTTCAACCGCTGGCCGGGGCCATCCCACCAGTGCAGCGGATACGCGGCTTTAAGCATGTCGTCGGTGGCTTCGACGGGAACTAGCTTCCACCCATCCGGCACGCCGACGGGCGCGGCGGGGTGTTCCGCAGGCTGGGCGGATAGGGCGGCTTTGAGGGCGGCGCGCGCCTTTTCTCGCCAGTGCTCGCGGGTCGGCTCGAACGGCTGCTGCTCCCACGAGTACATGCGCGCGTCCGGGTGCTCGGTGCGATACGCCTCGTACAACTCGCGCGCCTTCGCTTCGACCTCATCCACCCGCGCGGCTTGCTGGCGGAGGGCGGCGGCCTGCATCAACATGGCGACGCGATCTTGCGCGTAGCGGTCATTGTCCGCACGGCACATACCAGCCATCGCTTCATAATCTTCCGGCGAATAGCTCATTTCTCGGCTCATGCGGCCTCCAGGATGCGATTGCAGTTGGCTTCAAACACCGCTCGGGCGAAGCCGGCAGGCGTTGCGCTGCGAAGGTTGGCGCGCTCGTCGGAAGGCGGAAGCAGATGCATGCGGCTGCCGTCCACGGGATCCAGTCGCCTTGGCTCGGGCATGACGAACCCGCCGCCTGTCCACAGGCACGTTTTCTTGGTGTAGCGATCGTTCTCGCCGCCCGGATAACCGGCGTAGTCGCATGGGTTGAACGTGTAATCCGGTTTGCGCCAGTAGCTCGCCACGGTGCTGACCGGGTTCTCTATGCCGTAGCCCGCGCCAAGGGCCTCCATGATTTCGGCGGACCTGGCGAACAGCGCAATGGCGTCGGACAAGGCATACAGTCCCTTGCCCTTGAACCAGCGGGCACCCGACACGGCAACGTCAGTGCATGGCGGGAACGCGAACCCGAAGTCGAAGCGGCGCATTGGCGGCACGTAGCGGTGCACGTCTGCGCCAACCCACACGATGTTTCCCTCACGGCGCTCGCCTTTGGGGTGCTGAATGTCCACGCAGTAGCAGAGATAGCCTGCATCGGCCCATGGCTGCGGCATCGCTGGCGTCTTGTTGAACAGGAACAAGGCGGCGCGCTGGCTCATTTCTCGGCTCCCTTGGCGAGTTGGGCGGCGGCTCGGACGATGGCGCGGCGGGTGGCGGCCATGCTGTCGTCGTCGTGGTCCTGCCCAACGAAAGCGTTGTCACGCTCAACGAACGTCTTGTCATTGCGACAAACGGTGATTTGCAGCCCCAGCTTCACTGCCAGCCGCAGCGCGTCGCCGTCGTCGGTGAGGGGGTTCCACGACGTACCCAGGAACCTGCGCTCGTCGTCCAAGTAGTGCCTGAACGTGCCCATGAACACGTCCCACTCGCCGACGATTCCCGCAACCTTCGCCGCCAACTCCAGCAACTCCCGATCCTGCTCACTCGACATGGCCGGCCCCTTGGGTGGAGGGTTCAGGCGATGCTTTGAGGGAAAGGCGGATCACTTCGCGGTCGCTTTCCTCAAGCTCGGCCTGCAACTTTTCGTAGACCGCCTTTGCCT